GGGGCGATGTTCCGTGTACATTACCCTTGCACCGCCCTGCGCCTTGTTCTTACCTTTTGCAGCTCCCTGGTTATCGACGTTTACGATATAAACTTTGTAGTTCGCAAAAAGCAGCATGTCGGCCCATTCTTTTACAAGCGGCGCTGTCTTTTTCCCAAGCTTTAACGCCCAATGGTCGAAGCTTCCGGTTTCTTCCGGTAGATCAATTTTTTGCATTAAGGCGTGCGCGGTGATAACGACGTTTGTTCCTTTGCTTTTTACTTCCTCGAGCAAATTCAGAAGCCGGCCGAATTCTTCCGCAATGTATGTGTATCCTTTGCCGTATCCAAAATCTTCAATCCCGTATTTTTCCTTTCCCTTTGCGGGGAGCTTTCCGGCGCATACATGATCGACGCACAATTGTTCCGCCCAGTCTGCCGTGTCAATTACCAGTGTCCCGCAAAGTTTCGGAGTGTCGCGGACATACTCCACTTCCTGCTTCAACATCTCCCAGCTGGATGGACGTTTCAGCCTGCGAACATCCAATTGATCCGTGCTGCCTTCCGTGTCGATAAACAACGGGTCAGGGAACTGCGCCGCGAACGTGCTTTTTCCGATGCCTTCCGGTCCATAGATAACGACCTTTTGCGCTCCTGCGATCTTCCCCCTGGTTTCCTGCATTAAAATACTCCCTTCTTCCATGTCCCTGTTGTCGTCGGATCCGGTTCCTTGGGTTCGGGCTGCCCGACTGCGTACCCGTCCTCGATGATAATCTGACACTCGCTTCCGGTACTTACGCGGGTCGCGATAGCCTGCAAGCCTTCCGCTTCCAACCACCCCCCAAACTCCTGCAGCGTATCGATGTCCATGGCTTCCAGCCTGTCCAGTAGCACAAATCCGCATTTAGGATTCAGTTTGTGGGCGATGGCAGTAGCCACGCGAAGCTGTGCCGATCCGGACATGCAATCCCATTTCTTACCTTGATAGGTCAGTTCCCCATCGCTTACGGACAGTTCCGGAAGCGGAAGTTGTGCGTTTTGCAGTAAACCGACCTTCTTCTCGCGGACCGCGTCGAGCTTCGCAGTCAGCGCGTTGTACTGGTTTTCATAATTCAAGGCATCGTCTTCCGCCTTGTCGCGGTCGAGGTTAACGCGGATCTTCCGGTTAATCGCCTCGATTTCCTGAATATTTTCTTCCAATTCAAGCGTGTTTTCGTCTTTCAGATCCTGCGCTGATTTCTTGGCGGTTTCCAGGTCGCCCAAGATTTCGTTGTGCTTGGCGTTCAGTGCGTCCATCTGCCTTTGCAGGTCGGCAATCTTTGCGCTGATACTTGCTTCCTGCGTCCTCAGCGTCTCGACATTTTGGCGCTTGCGCTGGTTTTCCCCGTTTTTGGATAAGATATCCTGCTGTGCCTTGATTAGATCCGATGCGGAAACCGGTTCCTTCGGAACGTGCGGAAAGTACTTTTGCTCCTTTGCGTACTTGCGTTTCTGGTCTGCGATCTGGCCAATAACGCGGCGATTGTTATAGATTTCCGTTTCGGTTCTTTCCAACTCGGAAAGTTCTTTTTCGACCCCGATGATCCGCAGAAGTGTCTGCGCTTTTTCCTTTCCGCTTGCCTGCATAAACTTCGGAAGATTGATCGCCAGTTCTTCAACGAAGTCATTTAGCAGCTGCTGACCGCTTTTCTTTCCTGTCGGATCGGTTACGGTTAAATCGCTGTTCTTGCCCTTCCTTTCCACGATCAACCCGTTAGACAGCTTAATTTGCATGGTCGGTGGGATACTGGATCCTTCGCGGACCGCTTCCGACGGGCGGAAAGAGTTGCCGCCCAGCGCCCAGGCAATCGCGTCCAGTACGCTGGATTTCCCCTGTTCGTTGCGTCCGCCGATTACGGTCAAGCCGTTGATCGTAGGTTCGATTTTTACTGCCCGGATGCGCTTAACGTTTTCCGCTTCAAATTGAATGATTTTGATCGATTCCATGTTTCCTCCTGTTAAATTTCCCACGGGTTAGCCGTGCCCCTTGAATATCCCCGTTCTGCCGCCGTCGGCGTGTCCTGGTACATCTCAACGGCGTCCATCACCAACACGCCCTGGCCAGTGTGATAGTGCCGCCTGTGCGACAGCCCGTAGCGGTCATGCTGATCCTTGATGCCCGGGTTGGCCGCAATCGCCGTGCGGATCAGCTGTTTAACGTAATCGATTGATATCCCGATGCTGCTGCTGATTTGGTTAGCGGTGCGCCCGTCCGCGTAAAGCTGCGCTGCAAGGGCGGCCATGTCAGCGGGCACCATGGGTTTTCACGTGCCCTACCCGCTGCAGCGTCAGCGCCTCGGCGGGCGTCAGCAGCACGAAATCCTCCGCGTGTATCGGTGCCTGTACGTGCGCGTCCGTCATGCGGCGGGATGCGGTGCGCCCACGCAGGAACGCCAGCGCCTCGGCGCGACGGATGCGCCAGTGCATGACCTCGGCCAGCATCAAGCCGATTGCGAAACAGAAAAAGTAAATCATTTGTCCTCCAGCGCCTTATCAGCGCGTCGCGTTTCTTCCGCGTTCTGTTCTTCCTGACAGTCGCACTTCTCGCCCGGGTCAAGCGCGGTGCCGCAAAACGGGCAGTACGTAAATTCGTTCATTTTGTTTCCTCCGGGCAGTATTTCTTAATGGCCTGCTTCATAGACTTTACCGATCCGTAACCGGCCTGTGCAGCGGCGTCCGATGACGATGTGCCGCTTTCCATCAGTGCTTTGGCGACCAGGGCCTTGCGGCGGGCTTCGTAGGCCCGGCGGGCGTTTTCAGTCATCAAAGCGGCATAATTGGGGGAGAACGGCGCGGGCTTGTCCGGTTTCGTTCTGAATAATTCTTCGCATGTCGGGCAGTACATCCGGCCCTCCGGAACCACGTTTCCGCATTCGGGGTTAAAACAATAATCTACCCCGTCCGGCTCTTCGACCGGCATAAACGGCTTGATGTCAACGGGATCATGCGACGGGTTTTGTTTGCGCTGCCCGACGTTGTCGGCGATCTTCCACGCGGCCACACGAATGGCGGCCAGGACGATGCCGGCCAGGGCGACACACATGATGATGTCAAACATCTTTATAAGCTCCTTGTGTCTTATTCCTTTTTGTGGTAAACTTACTGTGTAGATTTTTCTCGGCCCATGCGCCCATCTCAAGCGGGCGCATTTTTTATTTACGACAATGCGTTTGTTTTGTCGGAATTGATTTTTGATATTAACATCATGCGCAGAAATGCGCTAATCGAGCCGTCGGAGTATTCGGCAGAAAGCGTTTCCAGCGCATCGCGTTCCTTTTGCGTGCAGCGGAATACAATAATTGCGGTTCTTTTTTCGCGGGGTGGTTTGGTAGTTTTCTGCATCTTATCACCTCCTTTCAAAGGACGGGAGCTGCTGATTTGGACCAATCCAGATGCATTTTTCTGCGGACCTTATCTGGCGCAGTCGCGGTTAAGAGGGAGACGGTCGTTGCGATGGCCGTCATCGTTCCGGTTATTATACCAGCACACATCGCATGAGTACCAACAAACCTGCTGACCGCAGGGGTACCCCCGTTTTTGTCCGTTATTATACTCGCACACATCACAGCTTTCCGGTGCGACGCCCATCGGGCCGCAGTTCTTTTTAAAATCTTCCATGGTTTTCTCTTTCTGCGCGGTTAGGCCGCCGCGCCCGGCATGCAGGTCTGTCAGATCAGCTCCACGCCCAGCTTCTTAGCAGCGGCGAACGCGACGTTTTCAAAGCTGTCACCATCGGCCTTTTCCCACTCATCGGCCATGTCAGCCATGCCGCACAGCTCTTCAAGCTGGTCCAAGTCCCATGTTCCCGATGCGCGAATCTTCGCGGCAAGTTCTTCGGCCTTTTCCTGTTCCCAGCTTTTCACGTCCTGCTGGACCGACGCGATCTTCACGTCTCTGTCGGCAGCAGCTTCCCACCACGGCTTATCATCATCGATCAAATCGTTCCGAACGCATGATTGCGTGATCTTCCACGCAGAAACGATGGCGCCTTCCTGTTCGCTGCGCGTGAGATGGTTCCAGTCGTCCTTTGCGGCCTTGATTGCCTCTGCGGCCGTAGGATAGTAGGAAACAAAAGTGTCGATTCCGTTCTCGCTGCTATCAACGGTAAAATATTCTTTGATCTTCAGGCTTTTTTTATACTGTGTCATGGTGTTCTCCTTCTTCCGGGGACCGCCGCCCCGGATCGGCTTTTGCGGTCAGCGGGTAGCGCTGTAATTAATCGCGATGTTCCCCTCCCCGTCATCTGTCAGGGTGTAGGTGGTGGTTGTGTCCTGCGCATCGGCTATCCAGCGCCCATCCTCGTAGCGGGGTTCGTCGACTTCCAGATCATCATACTCCGGCGCTCCATCAGCGATAAAATCCTCGATCATGCTCGCAAACATGTCTTTGTTGTAATTAGGATTGTACATTTTGTACCTCCTTGCCCGGCCCCCTTTGTGGCCCGCAGCCTGGGTGGCTTTGCCCCCGCCCTGGGCGCCGATCATTGGTAGCACCGCAGCGTCTGCCGGATCACGGCCAGGCATTGCTTCACTGTCCCCCAGTAGAACTTACTGCTGCCGTTCGGCTTTCCCATCCGCATGCCATCGCAGGTCGCATGCACCTGCATTTGCCCCAGCCCAGTTTCGATGGTCGCTTCCAGGCACGTCAGGGCTTCCAGATATCCTGGCCGGGTGATGTCCTGCTTCAATTCTGCCGTAAAGCCAATGGCCCGCAGGCCCTCTGCCAGGGTTTCCACAAACGCGTTGCTGTGATAAGAATTCATCATTGCATCCTCCTTGCCCGGCCCCCTTTGTGGCCCGCAGCCCTCCAGCATGCCCGCAGTCACGCGGGCATAACGCAGGGTTGATTTACTTCGATTCAAGCTTGTTAATCGCTGTGATAATCATTGACGCGGGATAGCTTCCAAATGCCTTGACTTCTTCTTCCGTAAATAAGGAGCGGAGTTCGGAGTATTTCTGATTTCTGTATAGGTTCAGTTCGGTGCAATTTTTGTAGTGATTTGCAACTGCTGTGCCTAATTTTATTTCGGATTCTGCATAATTCCTTAGCCCTGCGATTTGCTCCTTTGTGAATGTCATGGTTTTTACCCTCCTATTTTTTATCTGTGCTCTGCTCGGCCCTGGCACCCAGGGCTGAAAACAACACGGATTTTCTGGTTCCTGCCCCCCTCTGGCTGCGGCTTGCGCTCCTTCCGTCTGGGGGGCTTTCTGTCCTGATCGGCTATCTGATTTTCAAGGTCCCTGTTCCTTACCACGATTAAAA